GTTATAGAGCCTTGTATTTCTAGGATGCGGTTAGGGTCCTTGCAAGTTTCTAGAAGAGTACGCAGAACCTCAATCCTCTGGTTTGCATACCCTTCTAAAATATTAAAGTGATCCTTGTCATTCACTAAAGGTAACAGGGACCTATAAAATTCTTTATTCATTACTTTTTCTTTAAGCATTTACCTGCTTTTTTACACTTCATCTTTGTCTTACACGTTTTGCAATACTTCATTGAATTACCTCATTTGCTGTGGGTGGGGGTTGATCTGGTTGTGGTGCGTTACCACCATTTGCTCCACCACCTGTTCCCGTAAATCCTTGAGTATCAGGTGTAGGTGCTTGTGGCGCTCCTGCCCCTTCTGGGACGGGGGGAGTAGGTTGCTGTGGCGGTTGAGGCATCATAGCCTGTATTTCTGCCATCATCTTTTGTTGTATCGCGGCTTCCCGTGGATCATTTAGTATTTTGTCTTCATCTAGGTCCATACTGGAAGCAAGTTCTCGTAGGATAAAGTCATACTTAACAAATGGAGCCATCTGTGGATTAGCAGTCATTTGCATAAACTGTAGTAGTCGCTGACTTCGTACCTCGTTACGCATCAGGCTCTCTGTGCCTCTGGCTTTTACATCCAAGTCTCCAACAAACTCTGGATCAAAATTAAACTGCATATTGAATGCAAAGAGACTTTTGCCTAGAGGACCTAACAGATAATCGTCAATGTTTCGGACCACTGCTTTAATGTTTTGCGCTGCAGCCCCCATGAGCATAGACATACCACTGGCAGTTCGTCCTACCCCACCTACGGCCCCAGAACCATGCGAGTAGCTAGGTATCCCAGTAGCTTCATCAGCTAACTGCCTAGACTTATCAAACATCATCAAAAGCTCTTGGCTTACGTTGGGGAACTTAGTGCCAAAGATAGCCTGTCCGGGTGCTCCTGCCTGTCTCCTAAAGACTTTACCGGGGTATACTTGTAGGTCTTGACCGGGTACTAAATTAGTTTCATCTACTTCGATAAGAAGGTTACCAGACAAGGCTCCATTATCTACCGCCATACGCATGAAACCATTCATAAGCAGTTGAGTATCTGTCATATTTTCAGCTACACCAATACCAAAGAATGAGTAAGGATTTAGCTCATATGGTACTGCTAGATATGGAATGCGACTAGGAGTAAACGGATTTAATACTAGTCTCAGTATCTGCCCATTACATACCCATATATTTACCTGAACTTGGTCTTGATCTGCAAATTCATCAGGTAGTTCTAGGTCTGCTTCTTCTGCTAGTTCATTATCCAGAACTCCCCAGTATTCTAGGACCTCAAAGCGATCCATCTGTTCAGATACGTTGTCTTCTTCTAGTGCGTCTTCCCAGTAGCTACGGTAGTAGTCTGCCCCGTAGTCAATAGCTAATTCAATAGACTCATCTCGAAAGTGAGGACGCTTCTTGAGATTGCGTAGTTGAGAACGATTAAGTCTATGGCGCTGAATAGTAAACTCAGCTTCAGACATATTTCGTGCGTCAGGGTCTGGATAGAAATCCCATATAGAAACATACTCCATCTTTGGAATAGTTTCCATTATAGGAGTATATTCTCCATCCTCATTCCAACGTGGGTATTCTTTAGATTGTGCAAAGGGGCCTTTCATTACCCCTGTACCAAACAAACAAGTTTCAAATGCAACAGAGCGTAGGTGTTTAGGAGCTTCTGTCTCGTCCAATTGGTCGTGCATTAGCTTTTCCATGCGCTGTGCAGCAACTTTGGCAGGTTCAAATACCATAGAGCCTTGGATGTTGGAAGTATCTACCTCTAATTCGTCTTCGATAGGGCCAAGTTTGTCTTTATATACTCCCAAGTCCTTTGCTATGTCAGGTCTAGCAATATTGTAGGGAACTTTGTAGTCTAAATTAGCCTGTTCTTTAACTTTTTCTGTAGTAACTCTGTTTGGGTTATAAGTTACCGTATCTTCTACGTTATTTGGAAACTTTCTGGCTTCAATCCCAATAGGAAACTTTGATCCTGCAAACAATACGTCTACTACTTGGGCATATGCTGCCAAGACCTTCGTTTTAGTTACCTTAATAAAGGCTTTTGATTTTTCAGTTTCTGTAAATTGTACATCAGAGCTATAAATGCCCCTATAATTTCTATATGCATCTAGCCAACGGTCTTCATCAGACAATCTAGCGTCTTTTGCACGTTCATATTGACTTTTTATGTAGGCAACGGTGTTAGAAAGCTCTATATTTTGCTCTTCTGGGTTACCATCCTCTTCTACAGACATAGCCAAATCAGTGTCTATTGCGTCTTCAGGTAAGGGTTTGTCCATTAATGCCATATTTAGTATCCAAAAATTGAGTCGGCAGGTCGCCAACTTTGTTGAGGTACACCGTTGCCCATATCAAAGGGAGAAAATGCCTTTGGTCGGCTCATAACGGCATACCGAATCGAGTCGTATGTATGTCTTTGCTGCGAAGTTCTAGCATCAATATCATCACCACCTTTAGGGTCCGAAGGAATTATAGGCAAATCTGCTATAACTTGTCTACAGGTGTTAAAAAACTGTATCCCTGCCATCCCCGTAACTTCATCTACTTTAAGAACTTCGTGTAATCTGTTCTTACCTGCTACCCTAGCTCCGCTGCTTCTATCACTAGGCCTCCACCTACAACCCTGAGATATCATTTCCTCTGCTATAGATGGACCAATTTGCCCTCGTTGATGCCAACAAGAGCTATCCAGTACTCCGTACTGTATTTTTTCGCCACCTTCTGCTTCCATCACGGCTCTAGCTAAGTCTCTGCCTGTGTGTTTAGATACATATAGTTCCCTATAGCAGATTAAGGTGTCATATGAAGGGTCAATAGCAAACCAATGAACTGCGCTAAAACTAGAATAGCCATAATCACATGACCTGAATCGGGTCCAATCAGTCGGAATATCATATGGTTCAATAACGTGATCTTTTTGCCTAAACTCTGGAAAAGCTGCTCCATCTGCTACTCCCCAATCACCTTCTAATAACTGCCTACGCTGCATCTCTGGTAGAGACAACAGGTTAGCTTCATACTGCCCACTTTCCATGAGGTAGGGATTGTCCTGCAAACTGGCAGGTATAAACCTACGATAGAATAACGGCTCCCCTTCTTTGGCATGTCCCTTTGGGTATACTAGTTTCTCGCCCGTTTCTATGTTGGTGGCTACAAACTTTCTGTTTGCAGGGGCAGGATCAATGAAGGTTCTCTTTACCCATCCATGTCCTATACCTCCGGGGTTAGTAGTTGCCCTCATGTATATAGGTAGATCAGGGTCCGTTGTACGAAGCCGTGATCTTAAATAGTTCCATGCAAAGCTAGTGGCATACTGAGTCAACTCGTCTACAGCTATATAACTAAATGACTGACCTTGATAACGCAGTACGTCTTGGTCACGCTCTAGATATGTAAGCCACAACTTAGCCCCACTGGGGAATGTCCACTGAGACTTCTTCTCTTGCCACTTAGCTCCCTTAAATGCTCTGGGATATAGACCCTGAGATTTGAATATTAGTTCCCTAAGTTCATCGTTAGTCCGTCTAAGAATAAGCCCATTGAAATTAGGATTATCAAAGTAACGCATAGGATCAGCAAGTAGCCCGTAACTCTTACCACCCCCTGCGGCTCCACCATATAGTACTTCTCTTTCTGACGCTGCAAGGAACTCTGTCTGTGGCCCTGCATTAGGAGAAAATACTACCTCTTGCTCTTGCTGCTTAGACTTAATTACTGAAAAGTCCAAGCCCTCTGTGACAGTCTCTTCTTTAGGCGTAAGCTCCTCTAGTTGCCTCTTAGCCATTGTAAGCCTACGCTTTGCATCTGTCTGCTTACGTTTGGCTGCAGCCATCTTCCTATCTTTAGCAGTCTTAGGCTTACGTTTACGATTAGCCTTGTCCCTCTCTGCCAAAACTTTAGAAGGATTGTCTGAGTCTTTTCCCCTACGGTCACGCCAGATATGAATAATACCTTGGTGACTTATTTTATCCCCTGTCTTAGAGGCTAACCATGCTGCAGCTTTTCTGGAAGAGTGTCCTTGTTCCAGATAGTCTAGCGCCTCTTCAACTAATACTGCCTTTTCTTCATCTGGAACCAATACAAGTGGATCATCCTCTGAAGCCTTATATGCATAAGGTATTTTAGCAGTTTTGTTAGGCCTCTTCTTGTTCAGCCAGATTGTCACTGTCATTCTTCGGTGGAAGTATAAACATCGCACCGCCTGTATTGTTTACTTCAATTTGTTCTTTCTTAATCAACCCAGTGCGGTCTAATATCTGAGAAGCTGCCGCTATAGAGTTTCTGGCTCCCATAGCTGCAGGGTCATTTAAAACATCTACCATACCCCAAGCGGCTCTAGGAGCGTTCATTGCTAATAGCATGGATGCCTTTTCGTTTATTTCTTTTTGTAGAGGTCCTACCACAGAATTAATACTGGTGGTGTCGGCATAACCTGCTTCCCTCATTGCCCGTCTTATGTCTCCCCGTATTTCAGGGGCCATAAGTAGTTCCAGAAATAAAGCCTGTTTCTCTGTTAGTTCTTTCTTATCGTCCATTTTACTACCTTAAATAAACAAACGCAAGTCCCACTGCGCCAGTACAAATCATCCAGAATATGCGCTCTGCAAACGCTATCTTCTGACCTCTAGCTATAGCCTGTTTTTCCATCTCATCAAGACGTTCATCTGCCTTTTTCTGATATTCAACAACATTGTCTATTCTCTTAAATGCAGATACAAGGCGTTCTTCCATACGGGCCATATCTACCATAGCTGCAGACATTTTATCTAAATGTTTTTCAATACGGTTTAGTCGGTCTTCGCTCATGGTCGTGGTCCTTTAAGTTGGTTGGTCTGTTATTTGAAAACAGAAGGGTCTTGTAACTAATTTATAATTAGTGGCAGCATACTTAGCAAATTCATTCATTTGATACTGGCACTCATACATAGTAGAAAAGCGTTCTTTGTCATAAAAAATAACCTGACAAGAGGATACATCTATGGGACTCATACAAGCTATAATCACACCAAAAACCATTTACTTTCCTTTTACGATATTATTGCAAACGTGTTTTGAGGTGGTCACAATTACTACTTTTCCCTTTTCGTCATACACTACATATTTTCCATTATCGTTTTGTATGACCTTGTAGCCTTTTACTACTTTTTCCAATTTACTCTCTTTTTAGAGGTCTTTCTTTTTGTGGCTGCTTTAGCCTTAGAACTCTTACACTGCGCCATAGTAGGCCGACAAGCAGGGTATCCCCGTTTACTTTTAGTTCTAGATTTACGTCCACAGGGCTTTCCTGTCTTGCAGTCCACCCAACCCTTGCCGTTATTCTGTGAAAACCAAGTCTTTAAACTATTAGACTTTTTTCTTGCCGCCATTAGTTTTGCGCTTTCTTAGCTTTGAGAAGTCTGCCCCAGTTATTTTGTTTCTAGGTGGTGCAACTTGTGCAATCTTTTTTTGCTTCTTACTTAACGGTTTAGCCATTTTAAGTTGCCTTACTTTTGTTTCCCCAGTTTTTAGCTCCTACCTTGCGGCATTTTACTAAGGCCCCTGAACCATATGCACTGGGCCACGTTCCCCCATTCTTGGTATACGCTCGTTTTACTTTGTGGTAACAAGCATCTTTCTTAGTTGTCTTTTTCTTTTTAGGAGAAGACTTTCGTTTAACTCTTGCTGCCATTACATTACCACTTCTTGCATGACCAATATCTTGCTGTAAATTTATCTTTGGCTGTAGCACACTTATGTCTAGCCCTGAAAGACTTACGCCTTTTGGGGTTGCTCTTCTTAATTTTCATATTTGGGTCCCCGAAGCGAATTATCTTCTCTTTACCGTCCTTACAGGCTTTAACTACAAACTTCTTAGGCCCACCAGAAGTTCTACGGGGTTTGTTACAAGCCATTTTTGCTTTGTTTATTCTAGTTGCCACCGCGATCTACCTCAAAACATTCTACTGAACTAGCTGAATTAGTAACTAAAACTTTAGACTTAGCAAGTTCAATCTGACAATTTTCTTTAGAGCCAAAAGTTCCAATGTGATAGTATTCAAACTCACCGTGCATAAACTGTAACCAAATTAAAAACCACATCTAAGTAAAGAACCACCAATAAATTACCCCTGCGATACCACCCCAGAGAAATACTATGATAAACCCCCAAGTAAGCAACTCACGAAGCTCTTCAGCTTCCTTTTGCTTTATTCTAAGGGCTTCCTTTCTTTGCCTTCTCATTTGAGCCTGATATGCCACCCAATCATCATATAATCCTGCGCGACCATAGAGCCTCATATGGGATTCAAGCTCACGCTTTTGTTCCTTCAGCTTGTCCAGTGCTAAGAACTCTTCGAAGTCGTCTCCTGCTTTTCCTAAGACCTTAGTAAAGACACTATTCTTTTTCTTTTCAACCTTGGCTTTTAAATCTTCTTCTGCAGATACAAACGCTCCAATGGATTTACCTACATCCACTAGCTCCCTGCCCTGTTGCACAGCCTTCTTGATAGTACTGTAAGCCGCAGAAGCAGCCGCTATCTCCGCTAACATTCTCTAGTCCTTGGTCTTAGTTGGTTGCAATAGGCCTAAGTATTCTTAATACCCATATTACCTCTAGCCATGCCCATGTCTTTTTTAGACTTCATAGGCATACCCCCCATGTTGTAAGACATAGATTTCTTTTTCTTTTTTTTCTTCATGGGCATTCCCCCACCATACATTTTAACCTTTCGGTTAGGCTTAACATTTGCTCCTGCATTTGCTATATCATGTTTCATCAAATTCTTCCTCTACAAAGTAATCCCTCGCATCTTTATTTAAATAAGATTGAGGGTCTATTGGTACATCAACAGTAAAGTCGTTTTTAGTTTCGGGGGTGTAGAAGTAATACCTACCATAACCTGCAAACTCATGGGCCATTGGGTTATCGTCTAACTCTTTCTGAGTAATTAATTGCTCTTCTACTAGTAATTGCCTGATCTTATCAAAGGACAAACGCTGTCCTGTTCGATCTTCTATTGCTGCTCTTATATAATATAAGTTAAGGGACATAGAACTTCCTGTGAAAGCCTACCCATACATTATACCAGATGTTTAAGGATATGGCAATCACCTAATTTATTGTTTTTAGATTGACGAACTCGCGTTCTAATGGTATAATGAATTGTCGGTTGAGAGGGCTACTATATAGTAAATCCCTAAGTCACCCTAGTATGGGAGTAGGTAGTACTATACTTGTAGTAAATTACTTTAAGCCCTCTGCCGCCATCTATCCAACCAAGTAATAATATCACAATAATCAGGTGAGGTAGTAATCTCATCGGATAGGGTCTTTGTATGCTACCCTATATATATCCCCACGGCTTATGCCGATATCATTAAGTTCTTGATCAGTGAGGTTCTGTAGTTGCCAGTAGGCTACTCTTCGTTTCTGATATTCTTCCCATCTATGTAGTAGTCGTTTAAACATTTTAATGCTCCTTGATAAATACTAGATGCATTATACCAAGGAGCTACATAACTAGGTAGTAAGGACCAGACATACCCGTTATGTATTCTCCACATAAGCTGCTGCTTTAAGTATCCTCATAGGATCATCTTCAAAAGCCCCAAGACCTCTATTGCAGGTATGGCATAGCCATCCTCTAAATTTATCAGTCTTGTGGTCGTGATCTAGAACCCAAGGGCCATTGTTCTTTCCACCTTTGCCTTTTACCTCTTCAGCCCCTCTACGACAGATAGGACACTTGTAGCCTTCCTCTGGCATCCCGTGAGTGGCTCTAAGCTCATCTCTCACCCTAGATAACTCCTTATTGCATTTCTTGCACTCAGGGCGCTTGTAGTTAGCCCCAGAGCTATTGCCAAATGCTGCTAGAGGTTTTTCTTCCTTGCACTTGATACAAACCTTAGTATCTCCCTCAAGGGGTAAGTCCGTAGGACCAAATAGATCAAGTTGTTCGGTCATTAGCGTTAAATAGATCAGCTACACTTCTAGTACTGTTCTCTATTCTTTCCGCTTCTTCCCGTAACCTCTCAGCTTCTTTAGTTAAATCTCCTGCTAGATCAAACAGACTATTGTAGTCGTTATTGTCTACGTGCTCCTGTTTAACTTCATCTAGAATCTCATAGAACCCTCTGGTAACAATAATGTCTTCCTCTCCTTCAATAGAGAGAGTAGTTTCATGTTGTAAAATACCATCATCATCATGCTCTAAGAAAGTATAGATAAATACTGGAACCCCATCAGGAAATATATTAGCATCTTGCCCAATATCTTCAGCCATATCCCTATCCCTGTGCTACACTTATACACACTTTATCAAATCAAATAACTTATGTCAACCTTACATTGTGTAAATAAATAGAGGGTCTACTACATATAGTAACTTTACAAGTGCTTTTTTCTAAAATTATGCCGTGGTTGTATACGGGACCCGTAGGGGTGGGGGGTGGCAGTCGTGTACCCTCGCAAAATTTCTGGGGAAAAAATTTTTATAGACCAGTTCAAAACAAAATATTCATTTAAATATCAGGGCCTTAATAACTGATCCGACAGACCTCAGACCTTGGCCCAAAAAAATAAAGTATCGATGCATGAGCCATTAAAAAAATAGATTACTCTTAGCTGTCGATTTAGAGCAGAGCCTCTATTGGATCAGATAAAGACCTTATATATGCGATTTTCGGACCTTACAGTTTTAAAACATGAGAGTTAAAGGACTGATGGTATACCCTCAGAGCCATTCTAAGAGCCGTCTAGTAGGGTAAACTTTCTATGGTATAATAATGCCTAGGTTCTTTTACCCTACTCAGTGAGCTTGTGAGAGCTTCCTAGAGCCTATTGAAATATAGTTATTGGACAAAAAAAAGAGGCCCGAAGGCCTCAATTATTTATTTAGCTAGGGTTTATTTAATCGTGATCTCCGTGCCAATTCTCAGGGCTAACAGCTACTGCTTTATAGTCGATGTCGTCGGCATCATCCATTAATCCCCAATGGCCTTCTAACTCCCATGCTTCACTAATGCTACTAGCTCGAACATACTGGTAATAGGTTTCAATTCGCTCTAATCGAAAATATTTTTTTGCTTTGGTTTTCATGTCGGCAGCTTCCCACTGGTTAACGTCTCTCTTATGGTTTTATCTGCGTCTAGGCGCTGCTTAAAATGATCGAAGGCCTTTAGACGTTTTTGCAGTTCGATGTATAAGCAATTTCGTTTAGCCCTATAATGGCTCAGTTCCTCACGATCCTTAATTGTTGGATCAGGTAGCTTTTCTAAAAGTTTAATTAATCGATTAGTTGGGCCATAGCAGTCTAATAGATCGATGCTCGAAGCTTCCGACATTTTATCGGCCATCGATGTAATGCTGCATCCGATTTCAAAAGATAAATCAGTTAAAAAATAATCGTGACATCTCATTAGTGCAGCTCCTCATCTAGATCATCCAAGTTAACCATCGAAGGCCTCGAACTATTGAGTTGATGCGCCCATTTAGGAAGCCTGTTACGGTTCCTCAATGGCTGTAGACGCATAGTTGAGACGGTTATATTCTCATCTAAAAGAACCTGATCCACATCAATATCAGGGGCAAATTGAGGCTCCCAATCAAGAGCCTCGTTATCAGTTTTTACTTGGTTAAAGTTCCATGAAAAAATAGTCATTAGTCTATACCTCATTTAGTTGGATTGCGTGATTTAAAACTCTGCGTCTCTCATCCTGAGTAAGGCCTGATAAGATAGCCAAGGCCTTGAGCGCATTTTGTCGGACCTGTTCTTTAGAAAATTTTTGAACCCGTGGTTTACGGGTGGCCTTTTTATATTCCTGATCAAGGCCCAGTTTTTTGATCGTCTCTTTATCTAATTCGGTAATATTCATTAGTAGGCCTCCACATAAACTATTGTGGATGGTTTTAATTGGATGCAACGCCCGATGTCCTCACTGTCAGTACAGGTAAAACTAGCCGGTCCGAAACTATCCTTCCGATTGTAATGGCCTCTTATGTATTCCTTGTGGGCGTCAGGTTTACGTCTGAAATATTCGCCTTCCTTGATTTTGCGAAGTTCAATTGATTTGGTAGTCATATTTTGGTCCTCTCTTAAAGTTGATATTCAGGCACACTGCCCGTGGCCCCACACTATCAAAATTTTTATTAGATCGTCAAACATTATTTAAATAGCCCTGAGAGGCCCTCAGATGGCCCCAGAATGCGAAAAGGCCTTTTGCGTAGTACAACTCATAAAAAGTCGTTTCCCCCAATTTCCATATTTTAGACAAAAAAAGGCCCCACCGAAGTGGGACCAGTTTGGGAGACGTTCTATTTATTTAGTTAGTGATCGAAGGCCTTATTTTTTACAGCCAAGGCCTTCAGATATTTTTCTAAGCGTTTTATTCGATCAATTAACTTACGCTCTTTTTTAGACAAGGCAGTTAATCGTCTACTAATCATAACTGCCTTTCTATCGATATCTCTAACTTGCGCTACCATTACGCTGCCGCTAATTCTGCCCATGCAGGTTGGTCCATTATTTTTAGAACCTGATTTTGTCGGGCGTGTAGTGACCTAGCTTCATTATCTTTTTTAGCTGACCCTCGAACACCGAAACGCTCAGAGTTGTGAGTAGACATAAAAGATAAAGAACTAGCCAAGGCCCAGACTGAACGCCCACGCTTGTCGGCCTCATCCTCAAATTGATCCATTAGCTGTTTAGTTAATCGATCTGACACACCGCACAGTTTTAAAGTTTCGGCAGCCTGATCCGAAGTAATGGATTTATTAGCCCAACTCTGCCATACGGCTATTTTGGTTTTGAAGTTTAATGCTTCGCTTTCCATCCAATCGGCTAGTTTAGTTACATCGATATTAGTTGAATGGCGTAGGCGTGTAGTGTCTTTAAAAGACATTGTAAGACTATTTAAACAACTAACATCCTGATGTTCTGACGTAACATAAACAGGTGTAAGACCATTAAATGAATTAACAATACTGATAGAAAAGTTTAGCCATGTATCAGCGTAGCCCTGACCATAACGTGCAGCATTATAGCCAGTAGCGTCTCGTAACTGCCTGATAGGTGCGCCTAATGATGGGAATGTATATGTCCACTTACTGAAGGCCCCACCATCTGAGATACTTTCTTTTAGCTCAACATCTTTTCTGTCTGATCTATTAAAAGCAGTTTCGATGGCCTGACATAATACGTCATTAATCTCAGGATTTTGAGCTATGCCATAGCGCCCACCAGTTCGGCCTAGAAATGCACCAGTATCAGTTCTGATAACTGCCTGACCTTGGTCTTTGGACAACTGCTCATAGGCTCCACTATCGCGCATTATATAAAGAGGTGTATGTTTTGCCTTAAAGTTTACCTGATCGATGGGTGGCAATTGGCCTTCAACTGATTTAGTTTCTGGGGTCCATTTAATTGAAACGATGTTATTCATTATTTTTTCCTTAGTTAGAGGCCCTTTAAGAGCGAGATTAAATCTAGGGCCATCGATATAATCCCGTAATTGATAATTATAAACCTGATCAAGAGGCCTTGCGATATTTAGAAATCAGATTTTGCATTTCTAAATCTTTTACCATCGATCTGATAAATTGCGTCAATTCCATATCGGCATACTTAACCATTTTATTCTGGCTATCTGAATGGCGATAGGTATTGAGGAAAGCTACTACATCGTCCGCCAATTTATTTTTATTGAGGCCTTTATATGTCTTAGCTTCAAACTGCATAAGATTTTTCATTTTCATGTTTTTGGTCCTTTTTCCAAAGTTGAAATTCGAGCACAATGCCCGTGAGCGAATTGTATTCGATCTAGCAGAAAATTGCAAACAGATATTTTTTGAGACTGAATTTTATTTAATCAGATAATTCTTAAAATATCTGGCATTTATTCATTTTATTAAAATATCTGAGATTTTTAAAATTATAAGATTTTTAGATTTTTCAAAAATTTTCTGTGCGTGTGTACATATGTGCCTAACATATATGTGTTAAGTAATAAAAGTATATGTATTTGTAAGTAAAAGATACGTTTTCTCGCGCAGGGAAATTTTTTGTTGACTTTAAAAATTATAAAACTTAAAATAATAGTACTAAACCAACTAGAGGAGTGCAACATGCACATGATTAAAGTGACTAACAGGATGATAAACAAGTACATCATCGATGCTAACAAGGTCGTAACTAAGTGGGCTGAAGAAGAAATGCCTCTGAATTATGACCATCTGAATGCCTGTGAGTATGTAACCTATCGGGCCGCTATTGGGCATGGGTACTATCTCAAGGATGCCATACCATCTACATTAAAGCTCTATCGCAGACCCCGTGGTGATAAGCTCTTGTCCATTAAACATCTAGCCAAATTTGCAAAAGTAGGAGATTTTATCTGTTTTGTTTACTACAGAGGCATTGGTAATGGTGTAGGTGATGAAGAAACAGTTAAATGGATAGATAAAAACTTAGTTGTAGATATCCAAGATCATACGGACGGTCTAAGTATCAAGGATTGGGAATGTATGAAGGGCTACATTGGTATATCTATTCTACCTTCGGACCATGTGGAGATGCGTATAGATGATGTATTTCCTGCAATGAAGGAGAGTGCGGCATGATAAGCAATATTAAAATTGAAAAAAATATTCCTATCCCCCCAAAGAAAGGTGGTCGCGCAAAAGGTGCATTAAGAGAGGCTATGGAAAGTATGGCTATAGGAGATAGCATCGTATTGTCTAAAAAATATATACAACATGCTAGATCATTAAAGATTAGGTGTGGAATTAATATTACTGAAAGAAAACAACCCGATGGTACTTTCAGAGTGTGGAGAATAGCAAAATGAGTTCTAATACTGAATTAACCCAAGCACATAATTGGAAGCCCGTAGAAGGTACAGTTGAGAAGTTAGATACTTATAGCGAGTACTGGATATACAAAGAGCAAATTGATGAACAGATCAATTGGCTTAATAGTTTAGATAGTAAGGAAAAGTCTAAGGATTGGAATACCTACAAGAGCCTTCTTAACTTACTAGCCTCACTAAAAGAGAGTTGTTATGGCTGTGATGGTGTAGTTATTGAGTCAGGTGACCAATGATACTGTATAGATCAAGTAAAGGGCAGTGGGTTGGTACGCAGAGAGACGCACAACGCTATTTCCCTAGAGATTGGAAACAAGTAGATGTGCCAGTGTCTAAGGTTCAACTAATCGAGTTCTTGAACACCCACAAGGTAGGTGCTTCAAGCGAGAGGGCTGCGGAGCAAACTCCTCCCATTGTTACCGCAGCCCCTCACCCTGATCAATTAAATCCAGAAGTGTACTCATGGGTCAAGTGGGCCTACGAAACTTTGAAGCGTGGAGATAAGTCTGAGGCTGAGAAGATGCTGTACAGAGGCTTATGTGTACAGAAGGAGTTGTCCAATGGATGATAGAGTATCTATGCACTACGTTGTGGATCGAATAGAGGATATCCTCAAGAAACATCAACTCCATATGCCTGAGCCTATGTTTAAAGATATAGAGGAGTTTAGGCGTGAGTTCATCTATAACTTAGGTGTTAATACAAGAATTAGAAGAGATAAAGGAGAAGAATAAACGTGTATAGGTCTCATGGTGTAAGAAGTTTAGGACTAGATCACTCTCGTAAATTCAAAGTGTTTGCAGTCTATACTGATAGAAAAAGTCGAGTAGCAGAGAGTAGGATAGCGGATTGGGGATGGAAACTCTTTCCACCTAAACTGAATACACTTGAGATCGGAGAAACTCATTGGTGTATGAAAACCAAGAAAGGTTATGAAAGGCTTAACTAATGTTATTGACCGCATCTCTTACTTGTTTAGCGTTAAACATTTACTTTGAGGCTAGATCAGAAGACCTCGTTAGTAAAATAGCTGTCGCGCAAGTAACTTTAAATAGAGTATACAGTGAGAAGTATCCTGATACTGTCTGTGAAGTTGTTACACAGAAGGATCAATTCTCTTGGTACTGGGATGGTAAAAGCGATAAACCCCGTGAGAGAGCCGCATGGCGCAAATCACTGGCACTTGCAGAGGCCATCCTAGATCACCCAGATACTATAAGAATAGATTGCGTGAGTAATGCTACTCATTATCATGCGTCTTACGTGTCTCCTAAATGGAGTAAGACCTTTATTGAGAACTGTAAGGTTGGCAAACATATATTTTATACAAATACTATCCCCAGAATAAAACCTAGACTGAGAGGAACGTAATGGTTAAAATACTTTATTACTCTAGAGCTACCAATACACTGTTTTGTTATGAAACTGTTGAATATTTAGTAGCTAAACAGAAACAAAAAGAGTTTAGCAATGATTTGGTTAGAGTAGAAATAGATACTGAAGAAAAAAATTTACTTGCCAAATAATTTAATGCCTGTATAATTGGGCTATCACCGCTAGGTGATATATACAACTAAGGACCATGACCAATGACTTATCAAGAACAATTATTGATAGTAAATTCTATACCTATAAAAGAAGGCGAGAGAAAAATACTTACTTGCCCTGCTTGTGGTGGATTTAAGAAGTTCTCTCTTAGAAAAGAAGATGGTTCTCTATTGTGGAACTGCTTCAGAGCCTCTTGCAATGTTAAAGGTATATCTAGAGGCAGACTTCCAATAGATAAAACTAAATCTAAACTAAATAAAGAAAGTACAACGGCTTCAGTAGGCAAACCCTTACCAGAAATTACTACTTCAGTAGAGAACCACGAAGCTGCAATGGACTACCTTAAATCTGTAAATAGTTTAGAGGCTTACCAGAACAATCTAATAGACATAAAGTACAGCCCCTCAGACGAGCGTGTAGTATTTTATGGTACTCATGGTGCAGTGGGTCGTACACTAAAGCCCTACGGACCTAAGTGGGTCACGTATGGGGATGTATCAGAGGGTATAACTGTAGGTATCGGAGACACTGCCATACTTGTAGAGGATACTCCTTCTGCTTGTTCTATTAGTAGGATACCTAACATGGTTGGAATATCCATGTGCGGAACTACACTGACAAGTAATCTTAATGCAAAGCTAAGTAAGTATACAAATGTATATTTAATGCTTGATAGGGATGCATCTAATAAATCTATTAAAATAGTTAAAAACCAGAACAGAAAGGTTAAAATGCGTATACCCTCTAATGATCTTAAATATCTTAGCCAAGATCAAATTAAGAGGCTTTTATTTTTAGAACACTAATGTTATAATTACAATCTAGCTGAGTAATACAAGGACCAATAAATGAATAACTCACTTCTGAAGAACTGTTTGAGAAATTTGTTCTTCGAGGAAAATAAAGGAAGGCTTAGACCTTCTCTCTTCGAGGAAGAAACTAGAGAGATATACAACTGTATATCCGAATGCCATGCTGAATTTGGTAAAGACATAACTCCTCTAGAACTCTTCTCTTACTGGAAATCCAAAAACCCTACATCTACACAGGCATGGACTAACTCTATTGAAGACATAATCAATAGTATTGGTAATGCTGAACCAATAGATGATGATATATCTAAATCAGTTATTGAGCGTCTGTATCAACAGGACATTGGCGCGGAGATAGCTAACTACGGCATTATGATCAATGAAGGTAATGTGAAGGCAATGGATAGCTTAAAGCAGCTACTCCAGAAATGCCAAGCAGACTTTACCACAGACGATTTTGGTGAGCCTGTCACTGACAATATCTATGAGCTACTGGCAGTGGTGTCAGATGATAATCGCTTTCAATTTAATATTCCTACTCTTAGTCGTGAAGTTTTTGGCATCGGGCGAGGAGAGTTTGGTGTCATAGCTGCATACTCAAACGTAGGTAAAACTGCATTTGCTATTAGTCTGTGTGCATCTCCTTCAGGTTTTTGTCAGCAAGGTGCTAAAGTTGTTTATATAGCTAATGAAGAGATTGGTAAACGAACTAAACTCAGGGCCATACAATCCTACACGGGAATGACTAGGGCTGAGATTGCTGAAGCTCCTGAAGATGCAGCCGCCAGATACTCAGGTATAAAAGATAGGCTTATCTTTCAGGACGCCCAAGGTTGGGATATCACTACTTTAGAGGCTTACTTAGCTAAAGAGGAAGCTGATGTAGTAATAGTAGATATGGCAGATAAGATTGCCTTGACTGAAAAGTATAACTCAGGCCATGAGCGCCTTAGAGAATTATACTACCGCCTACGCGAAGCAGCAAAGACATATAATTGTGCAGTGCTTGGGTTATCTCAGGCCAGTGCAGAGGCTGAAGGTAAGACCCGTATTACCATGTCTATGATGGAAGGATCAAAATTAGGAAAAGCTGCGGAGAGTGATATTATGCTAGGTCTTGGCAAAATGGATAATCCAGATGATCCAGATGATAGCACTAGATGGATTACTGTGATGAAGAATAAGATCAGTGGATGGCATGG